GTTGAATTTCATTGATAGCGAAAATGAACCCCAAAAGTTACCGTGACAGGTTCTACATGCGTAAGTCCTTCTTTGACAGGGCCGCCACCGCTGAATGTGACACTGCGTTCAGCAAGGACTTCAAATTGCCAGAGGCCTCTGGATGGGCAACTGCCCCGTCCAACGCAGAGGCAATGTGCTACGACTTTGTCTTTGACAGGGCCATGATGAAGGCCCTTGGACGATACCAGGATCCAGTCACAGGCCCTGATGGTGACATCGAAAATCACACTGACCACGAAATATGGCGATTGTATTATTTCAGGATCCCTCTCAACACCAATGTCTCGTTCGACACCGGGCCAAGGTCCATTCAGTTCTTCTTGGACGGCGTCTACACCCCTGACGTTGCAGATCAAACGATCGCGTTCTACATCGCGAAGCGGAGCCACGAGCAGAGACATGGCATGGTGAGGTACTTGGACGCCAACAAGACACTGGGATCTTCCAAGGCCACCACCCCTATGATGAAACTGCCAGTTCTAAGGTTCAGGCACCTGATGTATCACAGCCTCATTGGCTCTATCACCATAAAGCACGAGGGAGTTGGGCAGGGAACTTTCGTTTCAAGGATCCTTCACCTCAACGCCTGGCCGGGAGACGACGAGATCCAGTACATGTTCCAGACCAGGAACCTTATCCTGAGCGCGCACGGCTTCATTTTCTCTCCAGTGAACCCCGACAGGCTCATGAGGATGTCATTGAAAAATCCAACTGTGATGGTCTTTGAACCTCAAGAGGACACTTCATTCAACGCGACCAGGAGCTGGCAGGTGCAGATGTACGAGAACGAGATCTTGCAAATAAGATCTTACGATCACGCTGACGCTGTGATGCACCTGATCCAGGTCAAGATCACTAGAGACGCAGAGTTCCATGACCTCATCTCGCAAGTGAGCACGAAAATCAGACGTGGCCAGAAGTTTGAGAATTTAAGCATGAATGTCGTGGACGCGTACAGGAGATGTAGACATGACTACTTCCAGTCAGAGATATGTAACGCGATCGGGGCCACGTTGGCTGGCGATATCTCTTTGAGGAGGATGTTCTCCACCCCTGACAAGCCCCTTGACACCGACCTCACCCCGGACCTTGTAATTGCACAGGGGAAGGGGGTCATGAGTGACAAGGCCTACAACGACTTCATGTACTATTACAGGAAAACGTCAATGAACAAGGACGCGGAAGGTTTGCTTGTCGACTTCTTTGTCAGCGACAAGAGCATGATAAGGCACATTGACAAGACCAGGAAGTATGCAGAGGCCGCGAAACTCGTATCTGAGCAGACAGGGAAAAAGTTCTATTCATATTCAATTGGCGTGACACTTTTGTTCAGAGCTGTCCACGGCAAGAGCAATTTGTCGCCAGCGGCCCAGAAAGAGGCAGATTCCGCTATGCAGCACTTGTGCAACTGCCATTCCGAGAGCTTTCTCAACAACAGGGAATACGATAAGTACGCTGAACTTCTGGATGGAGATGGCTCTAAATGTGTCTCTCTCGAAGAAATGGACAGGTACTTTGGAGTCAACAAGTCAGCGAACCTCACGAAGGTCTTCAACACGGGAGATATCGAGTTCGGGGGAGAGGACCCCATGAAGGACGCGATCCATAACGATGTCACGGACTATTCATCTTACACGGACTCGATCGAGGTCATCAGAAAGAGATGTGAAGATATCATCAACAAGGGACCTCAGGCTGTCGTCGACATGATGGATAACTCCAACAAGCAGTCTTTCATTAACTTCAAAACGGCGTCTGACGAGGTCAGGCAAGAGCTTGAGGACCTTGGCCGTGAACGGACCGGGAAAGTTAACGATGTCTTCAAATTTCCACCTCTGCTTACCTATGAGAATCAAGCTAACATCGCAGCGTTCGAGGTGATTGCGGCGAAAAAGTTCGAGTCGGTGCACACCACAGACGACGGCACCCATTTCATCAAAGAGAAAGCCGAAAGGTACCCGAACGTCAGAAATCCAAATATGGCTGGCTATGGCATCGACTATGGCACGGTCGCGTCCGTCGAAGAGTTGATCGAATTCTTCAAGGCCGTGTCCCATAGAAATCCAGTTGGATATGACGAGTACAATGAACTGATCAAGTACGATGACCCGAACTGTGCCGACATCCAGAACCTTCTCAATCAGGCGCAAGAGACCAACGTCTTTCAGACCTTGTACATGCTTCAAAAGTTCGCGCAAGATGTCCTGAAACTTTGCGGGAGACGTAACAATCCAAATTTCGCCAAAGGGAGAGTGAAAAGTTACTCTGTCCTGAGATCCAACGAGAAGTACTGCTTGATGATTGCAGGTGGCCCCAACATCAGCGCCAAATCTATCATCAAAGTCAAACTCTTCTACAGATTTCCCGCGAACGATTTGAGGGCGGATTTCCTCAAGCCTGGCGCGTTCCATTCACTTAACAAGGTCGGGACGTCTGACGTGTACGAGACAAGGTACCTTGCCATTGCCAGCACAGATCTCGAGGTCTGGTGCAGGGCATATGACAAGGGCGTTGGCCTGTTCGTGAACGCGCTCTCCCACAGGATGTCCGCGAATTCCGAGTTGCCCACATTGGACGGTGTGTTGGACGAGAGCACTGTCGCTATGTATGTCGTGATGATGGAACATAAACGGCACACCAGCTCTTGCCTGCAAAACTTCAGGTACTTGGTCCAGTCAGCCATGTCCATCGTTTCAGACAGATATGGCCTGGTCAAGAAGATCTTCAAGCAACCGATAAGGACACCTGTCCAGATGTACATCATGGCAAAGATGCTGGCCTGGTGCAGCACAATGGCCGAGGAGGGGCTGTCTTGCCTGGACGACACAATGAGAATGATGTCGGGAGCGACACGGACCACGGACTACGACTGCTACTTTGCCCGGTCCTTGTTCACTGGAAAGAAAGTCGAATTTGCCGTTCTGATGGACGAGATGTATTACTCTAACCTTTTCAATAAAGATCACGGGCAGAAGGACCATAGAGTCAAAGACATCATGGAAAAGACCGCGGAGGATGAAAAGACCTTTGAAAAGAACCGCGAGGCGGGAAGGACGGAGTTGATTGGCGAGGTCCCGGACAAGGCCGCTTTCATTCACAAGGAAAAGGACTATGGCATGTACTGCAAAGATTTCGTGTCGCATTGCACCAAAATGATCGCTGCAGAGTTCATGTCCGATTTGTCTGCCACGGTCGTCATCCGCAAAATGACCGAGAGATTGGACCAGATAGCGAAAATGAAAAGTTCTGTGCAAGAGGTCCCGTTCGCTGCCAAGCACTGCAAAATGTCACTGAAGGAGAAGAGGGCAAAGCTCTACGACACTCAAAGGTTCATTATAGAGCACATGGGAGCGTTCACTACACTGGAGGTGGTCAACTTCTTTCCCTATAGAGAGATCTATATGGGGATGTTTCCCAAGTCACAGATCGGGGGCCCCAGAGAGATCTTTATCCAGGACATGATCTCGAGAAGCATCTTCAAACTCGTCGAGTCCGTTGCCCAGGTCCTGTGCAGGAAAATGCCACAGGAAATGATAGTGAGAGGTGACGACAAATATCTGAAGCAGTCTAACAACTTCTCGGTAGTTGAGGAGAGGGCCTCCACGTCTAAGAAGACTATGAAGATGAAGTTCAGTGCCAATAAGGATTCATCTCACTGGTCACCGGCCTGGAACTGTTTGCTCTTCGCGCACGTCTTCAAGTCCCTTGACTTTCCCCCTATCATGACCGCTTTATTCACCGAGTTCTTCTGCGCGATGATGTCCAAGAGAATTGGAATGCCCCCTGAATTGAAGGAGAAATGGATGAAGAAACCTTCCGAGCAACTGGAAACGGACCCTAACCTTGAATGGATGAGGAGAAGGGCCATGCCAAAGGGCGGGTTCATGAGATACAGCTCTGGCTTTTGCCAGGGAGCTCTCCATTTCATGAGCAGTTTCGTTCACTGCATCCACAACGCGATCGCGACACGTATATTCACCGAGGCCGCTGCCAAGATGGGTGTGGAGGTCTACATGGAGAGCTTGATCTCGTCAGATGACAGTACCGATTGCGTTTTGCTTGCAGGGGAGACTAAAGAGGCATTGACCAGGTCAGTTTTCCTGTACTCTGAGGTCTGGAGGATGACGTACAGGTTGTTCAACATTCACGAGAACCTTAAAAAGTCAGGGATCTCGGTATGCTTGTCGGAATTCAACTCTTGTTTCATACTTGGAAAGAGAGTTCTGAGGCCAGACATAAAGGACGTTTTCAATGCCACTGCCTTGCCCGACATGACTTACCCGGAAGATTCAGTTAGAGAGCACATTAGCAATGAAAGGAGACTGTTGGATGCAGGTTGCAGTGTACCTGTCATGAAGATTGTCCGGGCGCTGAACAGGGCCTTCAACATTGACGCCTACATGGTCAGGGGCTCTCTCCAAACATTTGCCCAGAAGCTTGGCCTGAAAGATGACAAGTTACTTCCATACACCCTTGGATTCCTCCCTGGGCATATGTTGATAGAGTCCCTAATCTTCGGCCCCGACGTGTACCTGACCGATGCAGTTGAAAATAAAACTCTCGGGGAATTCTACAGGAGAGTGATGTGCTCAGAGGCAGCTACATTGGACCGCAGCTTCAGAAAGGCAATGGCATTTGAAAATGAACTTGTCGGCAGACTGGCAGTTTACCTGGACACTAAACTCACCACGAAACTGGACAAGTTCCGGAGAATGTACATTGACAGTGTAGACGCCACTGTCGCTGAAACTGACAAGTTCTATGGAGCGAGACTTGACATGCCGCTCACACTGGAAGAGCTGAAGGCCCGCATGAACTCATTTGTCCTTGGCCAGTCAAGGAAGGATGAATTTGGCGAGACCGCCGCAATGCACAGTTTCATCAGAGCCTCATCGTTCGCCGGCCGCAAACTTTTGTCGAGAGAGGTCACTGCCAAGGACATCACCGCGGTCATTCCAAACAGGCTTGCAGATGACGGTGACAAGAAGACTATGTTTTTGACCGTCGAGGAAATGATCTCTGTCGTTCTCGCGAAACCTGCCCCGCACGCTCTCACCATCTTCCCCCACTACAGGATGCTTTTACAGGTCAAGTCAGGTGCCAAGGCCATTCAAGATGTCTTGTCAACTAGCAACTTCGAGGTCGGGAGAAGGGTCCATCTCAAGATGAGGAGAATGTGCTTTGCTGCTGCGCCGGAACAGAACTTCTCCTCGATGAGGGAATTTGCAAAGGTGATGGACCGTCAGAACATCAAGACCTCCACCGCGGAAAACGAAAAGATCAAGAACTTCGAAGCGTTCTTTCAATCCAGCTGTGAAGGTCCCTTCGTCTCTGCAGTGTACGAGCTGATTGGAGAGACGCCTAGAAGGTTCCAGACAGCTGAACTGACAATGAACTCTCTCTTTCGCTTGTCCTCTAACAAGGACCACATAATGGCATCTGAAAAGTCATCGGGCACCACCTGGGAAGAGAACGTGAAGAATCTCTATCTGTCCAGATCTAAGCTTGGAGGTGTCTTCAGAGAGGTAGATGAAGCTGACATGGCAGATCCCACTTCAACGACCCAGAGACTTGCAATTGCCGGGACCATCATCAAGTACGAGTCCGCGTCACCTGAACTTGCCATGCTCATCAACAGGCACAGGTTGCTGAAAGAGGTCCCTTCATGGCCCATCACAGCTGGAAGCAACGTGCACAAGACAAATTTGCAATACCTTTTGACCTGGGCCCAACACTGGCCGTACCCTGAACGACTCAGTTTCAAG